TATTATAATGTTTTGTATGCATGCAATGGAATATATAGAGAATGGATGCCCGACTTCTTAATTGTTAGTAATCAAATTCTAGCTGCAAAGTTAAAAGAAGAGTATCGGGATATAGCATACTCTAATCAAGAAGTTGCTAGACGATATCCAGGGTTTAACTTTATGCCCGGAGGTACTAGACTTGATGCAGGAGCAAGTGCAGCCTATCTTGCAGCATTCCACGGAGCAAAACGTGTTTTTCTTTTTGGATATGATGGGCAACATAGTTTAGGTCATAATAACAATGTGTATGCTGGTACCGAAAACTACCCTTCTGTAGACGACGAAGTGCTAGATAGTAACTGGGTTAGAAATCTCAATAACGTAGTAATAACTTATAATGATGTTACATTTTACAGAGTAACAACTAATCCTAATGATCATTATAGAGAATTGCTTCGATTACCTAACTATAAACCTATTAACTTCAATGAGTTTATCAGTATCGCTGACCTCTAACAGTTGTAATATATTTTCTATTTTTGTTTTTAATGCATGATTTTTTAGTGCATTATGCAGTGCTGGATGCAAAGGTTTTGGAAAACCGTTAATACTACTCCAGGCATAGCCTTTATGCTCGTCATTTAAATTAGGTATAAACTCTTTGTCTACTAGACAAACAAAAGTATGAAATTCAAACTTTCCGTCATTGCTAGAAAATAGATCAATTGGTATAGTTTTTCTAACCAATGGCAAAAACCCAATTTCTTCAATAATTTCTCTGCTTAAACTTTCAATTACTGTTTCACCTATTTCTGCTCTGCCGCCAACAGTTGCCCAGGTATTATTATAAGAATCATCATCCCTCATTAAGAGCAAAAATCTTTTTGTTTGAACTGAAAGGAACAATGTCCCGGCTGCTCTAATTTTTAAATTTTTGCAAAACTTCTTATTCATAATAATATATATCAGTAAAAAATACGTTAGTAATAAATTAAAATACTAAAGACCAAGTACCTTCAGGATACTCGCCTTCCCAGCTCTTGACCCAGTCGGTATTATTCCATTTATACTGTATACCTGTGGTTAAGTTAGTAACAAATTCTTGTTTATCGCTTGTTGAGCTCCAACTAACCATCCACTCAGAACCAGTATATTGTATAATATCGTATGTCTTTGCTACTAAATCAATTCCTGAACTTTTCCATGCATCTGCTCCATCAAAACTGTTATCGTTTGCTTTGCCGCCGTTAAGGTCTCCTAACAATAAGTACCTTTGACCTGCAGTTGCTACAGGTAGTCCGTTAATACCAGGTGCACTGCGAGTAGGATCAATAATTGCATTTATTGCAGGCAGTGTATTACTTGGTATTGTGTCTTGGTCTACAGTAAACAATAAAACAGTTGGATCGGTAGGATGATAACTCACAGTTCCTATTATTTCACTAAGTGTGTCTGGATTGTCTTTTCGTAATCTTAATTGTGTTATTCCGTTTTTAAGTTCACCGAATGTGCTAATATGCGGCTCCCAGTGGGCGTTTGCTGTATTTTTAGGTAAAGAACTTAGGTCATTGCCGTCAGCCACACCTCCGCTTGGGTATATTGTTGCTTGTCCGTTTAGTAATAAAAGATTATTGCCAGTAGGTGTAGTGTATAATCTATTGCCCATCCGATTACTAGCGTCAAGGATATCCTCTGACAGATTGCCCTGGCTGCTGTATACACTATTGATAATGCTTTCAATAACACCAAGTTTTTTTAGTTTAGCAGGTGGTGAAATCCAAATTGGACTACTAAAACTTAATGTTGCAATATCTAGCTGTTCTTCAGTACCAAGTGGGACAGTTTTACTACTATAGTTTACATTTTCTAAATTCATATAACTTAAACTAGTCCAGTCGATATAATTATCTGTACTTTGTATTTCAAAATCTGGATTAAACAATACTAGTATCTGTTCGAGTAATTGTAGTTTTTGTTCGGTATTGCTAGTCCATATATCAACGCTATACTGCAAACTATATGGCACAGGCATATGTCTTTCGACAGTAAATGCATTGCCAGGGTCAGTGCTATACGATTCTGTTACATTATCATACCGTTTTTGGCGTATATTCATTTTATCAACAAAGCTAGGATCTTGCATCCTGTCTCGTTGATATTCTAATCCAGTAACATATACACTAATAACAGGGACGTTTAGCATTGTATTTTCGCTATTATTTTTAAGTATGCTTGCAGTCATTTTGTCGCCAGTGGCGTACTTAACTGGTACTCTGCGATATACTGTGTTGTCGTTTTCGTCTTCGCCAAATTCAACTTCAAAATAGCTGAATATGCTAACAATTTGTGAAATATATCTTCTTATTTGTTTATCGTAATAAAAATTACTCATTAGTTATCAGCCTTAGGTTTAATAGCACTACTTAACGCCTGTTTTGTAGCAAATGCACGACCGTCTGTTGTATTAAATTCGCCAGGGTTATTAATAAAGTTTCCTAGTTGGGATTTACTTTCATTTGGAATATAGCTGTGTCTTACATTATCTTCGACTTTAACCCATATATTTCCGTCGAATCTAAACAGTCGATTTGGATAAAAATCTAATCTTAAAATAAAATCTCCGTCGTCGGGATCGCTGGGAAAAGATATACCAGTTTGTACATCAAACCCATTTGGTGGAATACCGTCACCGGTAAGATACCCATCATATGCACTAGATGTTGGAGTTACAACATCAAGATCGGCTGTGTATTTTCCGCTGTCAGATACAATACTGTCACTATCAGCAGTAGGAACATTGTATACATTTACACTGTCATCAGGCTTAGTTGGTAGTGTATATAAATCTTCTGTGTTATAACCTGCAGCAGGTACATCTTGTAAGGCTTGATTTACTACAGCATTGTTAATATTAATTTCTTTGTTATAGGTTGATAATATTTCACCGAGTGGATTATCTGTTTCTTCATCAACAGCATTATCAATTATATCTTTGTATTCTTGCGCATTTACCAGCGGTGTACACTTAATTCTCCATAGATGCGGATGCCAAGTCGGGCTGTACCCTTCGGATGCACGAGAAGCATCCTGGACTACATAATATTTCCTTAGTGCATATGGCACTGATTCGTCTAATGGCCAATCATCACGCAAGTGCGGCAATTCAATAACATCGCCGCTCATAAGTTTTCTACCAATGCGCTCAATCATGTCCGTTAAATGGAATGTAACAAAGATTGTATCATTTTGTAAAAACAAACCAAATTGGCTAAGATCAAAATCAGTGTCGTTGACATTGTAATGTCCTCGTAAGTTATAGATATTTTCATCATACTTTCTATCTCTATTTTCTAAAAACAGTAGATCTTGTATGTTTTGTTCACTCTGGTTACTGTATTGCGGCAGCTCAGGGGAAGTGCCGTCGCCATTGTCGCTACCGATATATTTGTGTATATGGATGCCAGTTCCGCCAATGGTGAATTGTTCTCTAGCGCGGTCGTTAAAGAATTTATAATCATTGCTGCGATTTTCCCGCCACATGCTTAATCTTGGCATATCTATATCCTTTTATAAAGTATATTTATGGCAATTGGTTGACAGATTAATTTGTGTATGTTACATTAGTTACGAGACATGTAGGAGACATTCCAATGATCGACGATAAAAGGTGGTTAGAATTTATTAGCGAAGCTGATATATACACCGGACCGTTGACAATTGGGCAATTATTTTGCAAATTGTTTGAAGTAAATGATACAGATATTGCCCAGGTAGATAATGATTCGGCTTGGCAACTGATTGTGTATAAGTACCGAACTAATAGGGATTAAAAAAATGGCAAAAGCAAATAAAGTAGCAGCAAAACCTAAGAAAAAAACAACACGGTCAGTTCGTCGCGGTGCAAATATGATGCCACTTATGCCAACAAAAGGACTAGATTGGAACAAAGCTAAGTATTATACTCATTATGAAGTAGAGTCAAAGGAGTGGTTAACAACTGTTAAAGGATACATTAAAAAACACTACGACAAGAACATTATTAGTTCAATTAACAAGCTACCAGATTGGAAAGTGGGTGGGAAGAGTCATTGGGCTTGTACAGCATATCTATTAGAAAACCAACCTTCTCTTGTGCCTGCAGTATACAAAGAAAGTATGAAAAAATGGATACTGGAACTTGCCGAAGAAGGTAAAGAAATTGTAGAAGAAAAGAAAGCAGAAGAAAAGACTAAAAAGAACGTGTACGTTCCGACTATTCAAGAGCGTATTAGAGATCAAGCAATAGATGCTTGCGATGCCATTGAGGAATGGCTAGAGGAAGTTGGGTCGGACAATTTTGATCCTAAAGGGCTTGACTTTACAAATCATTTTGCTAAACATAAAGTAACCCAAGCACATGCTCGCAAAATTAAAAGCTTTTATGCAGAACAATTATTGGAAGCACAAAATGTAGTTAATATGCCATCAACTGCAGAAATTAAAAAAATTAAAGATGATCTACAGGCCGACTATGCATTACAGATGCGTGAAGGATATTCGCATCTTAGTAAATCTCAGACTAAAAATTGGCTTAATGGATTAGAAAATCTTATGCGTTCCTTGGATATGATTATTGAATCGGCAAAAGCTACTCGCAAACCACGTGCTAAAAAAGCACCAAGCAAAGAAAAAATGATTGCAAAACTAAAGTATCAACCTCGAGACGAAAAGTATCAGCTTGTTAGTATTAATCCAATTGATATAGTCGGTTCTACTGAAGTATGGGTATTCAATGTTAAAACACGAAAGTTGGGCAAGTATGTAGCCGAGGAACATACTACAATACAAGTAAAAGGCACAACACTATTGTTCTTTGACAAAAAACTAAGTGTTCAGAAAACATTACGAAAACCTGAAGTACAGTTAAAAGAATTCAAAAAAGCTGGCAAAGTTGTACTTCGTAAGTTTATGGATAATATTAATGCTGTTGAAATAAAACTTAATGGTAGATTTAATGGCGATACTATAATCCTAAAAGCATCATAGAAACAGTGTGCTAATTTTAATATTGTTTAAATTGCCATAAATAATAACATGGCAACGATTGATGAATTAAAATCTGAATTATTTAAAAGTATATACTATAATCTTGGCGGAGACTTAGTCGATGTTGAATTAGATCCAAATCATTACGAATATGGGTTTAAGCAAGCATTGGAAACTTATCGTCAGCGTAGCAGTAATGCAGTTGAAGAAAGTTATCTCTTTTTAGATCTAGTAGAAGATCAGAACGAATATATTCTACCAACAGAAGTAATGGGTGTTCAGCAAGTATTTCGTCGAACACTCGGCAGTGCAAGTAGTAGTACTACAAGTCTTGAGCCATTTGAAGCTGGGTTTATGAACATGTATTTGCTACAAAGCGGTCGTGTTGGTGGACTTGCAAACTACGAATTCTTTGCACAGTACCAAGAACAAGCTAGCAAGATGTTTGGAGGATATGTAAATTATACATTTAATCCTTCGAGTAAAAAGCTTACATTAGTTCGACGTCCAAGGAATAGCGAAGAAGCAGTGTTGCTTTGGGTACACAACCAAAAGCCCGATTTTATGTTGTTACAAGATGTATATGCTTATCCTTGGATTAAAGGATATACACAAGCAATGGTTAAGAAATCATTAGGTGAAGCTAGAGAAAAGTTTGCTACTGTTGCAGGCCCAGCCGGCGGCACTGTTCTTAATGGTGCAGCACTTAAAGCAGAAGCAGAAAATGAAATGGTTACTTTGCTGCAAGATTTGTCTAATTATGTAGACGGCGGCGCACCAATGTGGTTTGTGATAGGATAAGATTATGAGATTACATGAATTTTCTAGCAAATCAATTGACGACGAACTAACCGAAACTAGTATGATTTTTTCTCGCTCTAAGAATAAAAAGGGCGGTGTGAGTACTTCGCAAAAATTTAGTTGTAGTAGCGGTCCTAGAGCAGGTAAACGTGTAAGTAGTATGTCACAATGCTTTGCTCCAATTAATATTGCTAAACGTATACAAATGACCAAAACTAGAGCAAAAACATCAGCAAGAGCAGCTCGTAGATCAAAAAGAACCAAACGTGTTGATCCTAGCTCGTTGCTAACTAAAATTTTAAATAAAGCACGTAAGCCAGCAAAGATTAAGAAAAAATAGTCAAAAATCTGCTATAATAGATCTTTTGTCTGCAGCAGGATTGTTTTTAACTTCAATTATACAATTAATACAATAACTTCGTAAATTATTTAAAGATGCATTGTATAAATTACC